TGATTTCTCCTTTATTTATCTTACATGTTCATTATATATCATGTATGATAGTTTGTCAACACTTTTCATAAAAATAATTAAATATTTTTTATTTCTGGAACTAGTTTCAGAGCAATAAAAAAAGCCCTCCCGTTTTGGGAGGGTAAACCATATTATAAAGTTTCCGGCCATGGGTCATCTGTGATATAGGACATATCGGTAAACCGCAAATCTCCGATATCTCTATCTGTTGGCACTGGATCATCGAATTGTAAACGTAGCTGGTTGCCGTCACCCGGCCCACCTAAATAAAATGTTCCCAAACGTTTTCCCTTGTCATTCGTCATAATACCCAGTTTTGAGCTGGTCGCACGAAATCCGACGGGTATACCGCCGACATTTAAAATCACCACGTTACGCTCACGGTCTGACCCTTGAGGAACGTAGCTGGGCGCACCTCGTCTCACGATCCCAAACCAACCCCACGATAGACCACCGAAGCCGATCTCTACCGTGGAGTTTATACGTCTAAACTCGACATACGCATTAGTTTGATTTGAATTGATATTTCTTGGCCTAATTTTGACATCACCAAACAAGACAGACCAAGCGTTAGATCCAGTTCCAGCAGTTTTCTTGATCCATTTAACTGCCCCGTTTTTTGCTGTCGTATCGGTATAAATTGTACCGATGTCAGCATTTAGAGCGTATGGAAAGCCTTGCCCTTTTAATTCTGTGCTTGTACTGCTTCCACCCGTTCCAACCTTACGTTTGAGTTCTTCCAAATCATTCTTGGTAGCAAGCTGTGTAGTGTCCACTACTGGTACTTTAGATTTGGTGACAAACGGGTCGCCACCATTTTGCAATTTGGTATCAATTAGAGCGTCCAAGCCAAGTTCCAAATGCTTGTCTCTAATGTTATTAGTCATTTGAGATTGAAGCGTCGCATAGGTTGGAAATAATTCATAGGCCTTGGCAGTTTGTAATGACCCACTTTGTCGGGTTTCTAGCGTACCGATGTCACGACCAATCTGTTGTATTGCTTCTTTTAATTTCTCCATGCTTCACCTCTTTTTAAAGGGTGTTTTTGGCAGAATTATAAACTTGCACAAAGTCAGTATTTTCGAGATCAGTAAATTTCTGACCGAGTTCAGTCATTTTAGACACAATCGCACTGTCTGGATTTTCGCCAGCTTTGATTTTTTCAGCGATTTCTTTCAAGGTGTCTAATTCTTCTGGTACACCCTCGCCCAAAATGGCAGTCTTGACACCAGCGATTGCAGTCTCAAGCTGTTGTTGAGTTATGCCCCCTTGACCGACTTCTGATTTTTCAGCCTTGTTAGCAAGTTGGGTCTTGATATCCTTGATATCTGTACCGACTGCTTGAGCGAATTTGGTCATTCTTTCTGTGTTTAAAGTCATTTATATGTCCTTTCTAAATTTTTGCAAGATTGTATAGTACAGTCAAATCTGGCAATTCTTCTACTTGCGTGCCATTTGGATGTTCTGCAATGTACTTGTCGATTTCTGCTTTGACATCATTTTTTACCAGATCAAGCAACTCGCTACTTGTGTATTCATCGGCCGATTGTGTGACTTCTAGCGTGGTTCTACGGTCACTAGGGAACACATACCCACCAGCCACTACCTCGACTGTATACAGCCCGATAGGGAGTGGTTTAGCGAGTTTAAAAGTGATACCAGAGTTTGTAACCGATGTGTCTATACTTACCTTGCCACTCGCATTATATAGCGTTATTTTGGCTTCTGTGCCATTTAATTCTTCTACTGGCTTGTGGTCTTCGTCAAGCAACTTATACTCAAAAAGAGAGGCGCTATCGCCTTGTTTGACGATTTTACCACCGCCTATCTGTTTTAGGTTCGTAGAGTTTAATCTCAATGTTCCACCTCACAATCTAGGCAAAAGAACCAAAGTCTGTGATGCGTTTACCATTTTGTGATTGACCCACTGCTACATATCTACGATTGCCAGACGCTCCGATGTATGTTATCCAGATATATCCATCATTATCTAGCCATCCGTCATAGTTGATAACTTGACTAGCGGTATACACTGCTACAATCTCGCCTAGAAGCCCAGCAGAAGCCCGTACATTGAGTGCAGACACTTCTACAGTAAATGTACCTGTCTCTGGGTTGAATCCATTAGAGTCAACTGTAAGAGGCTCTGATGGTGTGATAGGTTCTACTTGTGCCGGTTGACCATCAACCGGGAAATAAAACCACCCGACAATGGCAGTAAAATCACGGGTATTATATCGTGCTGGACCACCTACATATAGACTATCTTCGTTGCCATCAATATTCTGCTCGATAGTACGCATGGTATATCCATCGCTATCCTCAATCACTAGGCCAGTGTGACCGTATGAATGACCGAATAAGTAAGTAGTCTCTTGCACGAATACCGCACCCGCTCGTGGTTTGCTGTCCGCATTGCCATCTTGGTTATATTCCACCTCATAACCCAAATCACGGGCAGAATTGAGTAGATCGATAGCATTGCCCCAAAGAGTTTTGCCGAAAAAGTAAGTAGAGATTGCATTCGGTAGTGCAGCGCATTGCATCCCCCATTTGCTCATAGATACACCAGTACCAGCATCTGCCAACCCTTCTGCATATCCCAAAATATCATTTAAAGTAGCCATTTATTGCTCCTTTCTAAAATCAAAAGCCACCACCCAAAAATAGGCAGTGGCCATTACAAAGATTGCTGTTTTAAGAGCCAGTCTTTTAATCAGCATTTGGCTCTTCGTATTCAAGCGCTCGCTTGCTATCTCCATACCCAGCAGTCGTAGGGTCTGGCACAATATTCCAAGCATTGAATACTGTCAAACCTACAAGATAAGGATTTGATACAAATTTGCCAAGTAGACCGAATACCGCACCCCAACTTGTCAAATCTTCAAATTTGATACCAAAGTAAGCCAAGATAGGCAATCCTAAGGCAAGCGCAAGCCGTGCTACGAATTGACGGTTTTTAAAGCGTACTTTCCAGTTAATTTTATTCATGTTATTTCCTCACTTCTAAATTATTGTATTTGTTATAGAGGGCATCAATGTAGCCATTTCCACCCAATTTCTTATAACTCTTGTGCATCTTGTGAATGATATCGCTCTCATGGACTGTGGTATATCCACGGTCGATAGCAGTCGTGATGTCACGCTCTAGCCTTAAATACATAGTGACTAGATGCGCTTCATCGTGTACTACTAGCTTGTCATTCACTTCATCGATTTTTCTGTTATTGTCCTCACCCACTGACTTAACAGTTTCAACCGTCCTATGGATTGTGCCTAATTCGTCTTTCAACTCGTTAAACTGTTCTTTGTTGAGGTTTGCAGACTTACTAGCCTTCATCCCAAACCAGCCAGTAGCAATCACGCCAAATGTTGGGGCGAGGTGTGCGATTAAATCAGAGAATGTCACCCAATCACCTCAATTCTAGGCTAGTGGTTGAGTTTCCAAGTCTGTATTTTCTTTTGGCTTAGTCCACTTCCAGACTGCTAGCTTGCCATTTTGCTCAAGGCTTGCAAGTTGGTCAAGTGTTTCACCGTTGTAGGTAAAGTCAGAGTTAACTTGTACCATCACACGGTTGCCCTCTCCATATTGTGCGTTGTGTGTTGCATCTTCAATCGCAAAGATTTCTTGCGACTTGTAAGTCTTACCAGACTGTCCTAAGTCAACCAATTCAAGACCACGCTTGTAGATTGTTGGGTCTAGTGGGTTGTCTGTGTCAGTCACACGGGCTAATACTGCCCAATCTGCCACTGCTTTTACTTCTGCGATTTTGGTATCTTTTTCAGCTAGTTTTTGCTCGTAGCTCTCTGCTTGGACGTGTAAGTCCTCTTGTAGCTTCTTCACGCCATCGGCTGGGTTAAATTCGGTGGCAATTTGACCTAATACCGCTTGAATGAGTGAGTCATCTGACTCATTGGTACGGTCACCAATCAAGACGCGGTCAAATGCTGTATATGGTGCGTCTTGTCGGATTGCGACAAATGTTTTACCAGCTTCTTGTAAGTATTTGTTTACTAATTTAAATGTCATATATTTTTATTCTCCCTTGTTTTGGTTTGCTACTTCATCAAATAGCTCTTTTAGTGCTTCATCTGATTCTAGTACGTTGTTAATTCGTGCTAGCTGTTCTTGTGCCTCTTCGTAGAGTGCCTTATAATTAGCGCACTCGATAACCTTGTTCGCAAGTTGGACTGCGACATCGTTGATAATTCTGTCTGTTGTATTCATTCATTACCTCTTATTTAAAACCATATTTATTAAGCACCCCTTGGATATGGCTAGACGCACCCGAAATTGTACCGTGACGTTTGAGTATACCGAAACATGTGAGCAAATCCCATAAATATTCTGCTACATCAATGCCACCTCTCATATAGAAATGTTTTGAATAAATCCCTTCAAGGAAGAAGTCACCACGGCCAATAAAATGTTTGACATTGTTTTGGTTCATTGGTAACAAATAAGTATTCCCGTCATTCGTATTCCCATGGAAGTTCCAAGGGCTACGGTAGCGCCCGTTGTTATAGATAAGTACACGGTCACCGATGAACTCGGTTAGGCTTTCTGTTGTCCCGTTCCCTTTCCCAGACCAAACCCGAATTCCAGCGAAAGTATCGTTGTCATGTCGTTCGACCTCTTTAGGGTCTTTATTGTGGTTTGTTCCAAAAACCATGAGTGCAGCATTACTATCTCTAAATTTTTCAGCGACAAAACCACTCTTTTTAAGTGATATAAATTGCGAAGAGTTAGTGTCGTCGATCCTTCTGATTGTAGCATCGTTGGTTAACACATTGTATTGACCATTTTGCAAGTCAATGTTCATTTTGCCGTCAAGCCCCTCAATCCGACCACCGCGGAAGATAAGCCCTTGGAATGTCCCAGATGTCACATTCTTAGCATCAAAATTGATAACATTGATTTTAGCAAAGTCAGCCTCACCACCAGATATTTTACTAGCTGAAACTTTTTTTAGATTTGCGGAGTCGATGACTGCTTCATCTATTACGGTCTGACCTGTGATATGCGTCAATCGTCCATCTATTCGGTTCGTACCATTAGCGAGTAAATTGATTGAGTTGAGTACGTCCCCGGCGCTGTTTATATTGCGTACTGACCACGATCCTGCGAGCAGGCTCATTTGCGTCCGTGTAGCCTCAACCGACTTGTAAGCGTCGTCGAATTGACTTGGTTTGTAAGGCCCAGTATTCGAACCACGAACCAAAATAGGCTCTTTGAATTCAATCCAACCATTCTTGGCAAGGTAAATATAGAATGGATAGTTTGCGTCTTCGCCAAAAGCAAAATCTTCTTCAACTTTGAAAGTCTTTTGGAACTCTTGCCATTCATGCAAGGGCGGTCTATCCTTGCCGATATCAGAATATAGCAAAATCTTATTTTGCCCGTGATTTTTAATGTTAAAAGCGAACCCGCTATCTGGATAATACCTAATGCGATATTTAAACCCTAAAGTATATGTTTCACCACGATAGATTTTCTTAACGTAAATTGGTAGTGTGAACCCACTGAAATTATAGCTAGTCAAACCATCAGCCTTTATGGTGAAAACTCCATCGTTAACTGAAACATTCACTCCGTTCCTATTCGCATTGACAAGTGTATTCTTATCCATCGTCAGCGAGTTCACAATTAAGTTATTATCATCCGTGACATATTTCCCAACCTCGGTTTGGAATATCTCGCTTGACATGACAAGCCGAGAGAGCTTGTCTGGTGCGTCCGTTTCGGATGTACCGATAATGCGCTCGTAGAGTTTGTTGGTTTCTGTGAGCTTTTGAAATTCTATGGTTTGCTTTGAGATTTTTTGGTTAATACCGGCTAAGACAGGGCCGATATCTTTTTGCTCAACAAACTCATTTTTGACGTTTTGCAAGATTTTATTATAAATAACCCCACTATCGGTCTGGTTAAGGCTTTCCGTGACTTTCTGGTTTAAGTCTGGACTGTTTAAGATAAGCGTTTTAATCTGTTCAGATAGCTTACTAGCATCTGGTATCGTGCCAGCTTTAACTAAGGCCTCTTGTGCCTTTGCATTAGCCTTCTCAATCTCGATAGCAGTTAGCTTATTAGCTTCTTCTAATTGCTTATCAACCTCTTTCTTGACCTTGTCGACATCTTCGGTATCAATGCGTTTCTCCCACATTGACCCATTCCAAATGTACATTCGGTCATAGAGACCATTCTTCTCAAACCAGATATCACCGACTTTGTGCTCGGTTGTATCGTCTGGACGGTTATACCAGACCTTGTTGCCTTGAGCGTTCAACAGATAGTTTGGTAAGCTATTCTCAAAGTTCTGCTGTGCCTTTGCGATTTCGTCAACTTTACCAGCTAGACCACTTTGCATCGTGGCACGCACATTCGTACCGATTTCGCCAAATTCTACGCTAGCATTACGCTCGTTCACAAAGTCATAAGTGATAGTGGTAACTTTGGCAGTTTCATCTGTCAACCCAATCTGTGGATAGTAGATAGGCACGATGTCGCATAACTCTAGTTCTTCAATCCAAGCACGGTCTGCATAATCTAGCGTTTTTGCTAAGTCTACATACTCAATCTTGGTATTGATTTTAGGCTTACCGATTGCGTTGCGTTCCATGTAGTCAGTAGCTAGTTTTCGCAACTTGTCAGCGGTTGGAATGTTTTTCTTTTTGCTATCAGTGCTAAAATCGCTAGAAAAATCAATGACCTTGATGCGTCTATGAGCATACAAGGCCTTGTACTTACTATCTACATAATTCTCTGGGATTGTAACCGTGATAGGGTCTGGTTGACTATCGCTTGTGTCACCCTCTGGTTTTTCTGGGGTGTACGTTGCAAAAGGTAGCACACTGGTATATGCGTCTTCAATCGTCTCATCTGTTTCAGCAGATAAGATGTTGCGACCATACTCTAGCACGGTTGGTGCAGTGCGTCCTAATTGCTTGTGCAGTCTGACTGTCATATTGTCAAACTCATACTCACCGCCCCAGATATCAAGGATAGAGCCTTCTACACCACCAAGAGCAAGACGGGCATTAGTAACCTTGTCAATACTTAATTTAGTAGTAGCGTCTGTCCAAATATCAGACCATACATCAAACCGATAGTCACCAATTAGTGCGCCCCTCCAAATAGACAGGGCATTAAGTGCAGTGCCGTTTAAGATCGTGCCATTTCTAATAGCCATGTATTCCAGCTTGTGCGAGATATGTTGACCGTAGATTTTAACGATGTTACTGCTATCTTTGACGATGCGAGAGATTTCGAACGTCTGATTTTTGGTGCGTAGCCCAGCATCAGCTTTCAGCTTCATCTCTTTTTGCAAGATTGAGACCATAGGGTCATTGACGGGAATTTCTGCGTAAAGCGTATAATTCCCGTTGCGTTCCCTTGTGACTGTACCTTTTGTTACGTTTAGCTCACCAAGGCCATACGTGTCAAAGGCCGTCTCATTTTTATTGAATAGTATAGGCCTCATAACTTAACCCCCCAGTTCGGGATCATAAACACTTCAAAATTGCCATCCCAACTAATCAAGTTTCTTCCAACGTCCAGATAAGGCATTTGGAATTGTGGAGACCTTACAACCTTATCCCACGCTGGCAATCTATCCTTAAATACTTGGTTAGCTTGCATATCAAGCGTTATCTTGCCTTGTACGTCTCGCAACTTAGTTTTACGACCATTGATAGTAAGCGTGCAATCACCCGAACCGACAAGTGTGATGATAGGTTTTGCGTTGACATTGCCTAGACCGTTAATGGTTGCACCGTTCGAAAGTGTTTGAGTCGCACGGCCTTGCTTGTAGAATTTGACTGGATAAGTCAAAAAGTTAAGTTTGACCTTGCCAAACTGTCGCATGATGCTTGCGATTTCAAAACTTTCAAGATAAGCAGAACGATAGATAAAATCTTTATCCCACGATAGCGTCATATCTTTGTAGCCTTCTACATTAAGCCAGTTACTGATATCACCTTCAATATCTGACAACTTCAAGTTAGAGGAGATAGTGCAAGGCAATTCCAGAGTGACTGATTTTAGGCGATTGTTAGATAGTAACAAGTCACCATCTCGACCAGCTACAGATACTGTTGAAATATCTTGGCCAGTGGAATTGATTACATAATCACTTGTGACACGTAAGCCGTATCTACTGCTATCTGTGCCATTAAAATTAAATGTACCCATTAAGCCATCTTACCTCCTTCTAAATTAGTGTAGTATGCCATTTCACGTAGAAGCCTACGCATATTCTCTGGGCTAAAGAAATTATCGTTCGCAGTTCCGTTAGCGTTGAGTGTGTAGTTGTTAGTCACGCTTGAATTAGACACGTTACTAGACCCAAAACTAGGACTGATTGAGCCAGTGAGACCCAGAGCGCTCTCTGGTGTGAATGACACACGGTCAGCAAGTGCCTTACCAGCATCTATCACATCCTTACTTAATCCAGTCATGCTATCGTCTACGTAGTAGCTAAACTTTTCGATACCGATTGCCATACCTTCTGGGATTGCTCGTCCGATTTGGTCACGGAAAACTTTGGAAGGTGAGTTGATGCGTAGGGCAGAACGTGCAGCACCTACCGCAGCACTCGCTATGGATGCGGCTGCACTTGCTACTGATCCAGCCATAGCATAGATACCAGCACTTAGACCTTCACCAATCGAGAGACCAGCACTGTACGCACCACCAAACCCACCTTGAAGATGAGCATTAGCAGTATGCTTCAAGCTAGAAGATGCACCGGCTACTGAACCACCTCTTGAAGAAATTCCACTAGCTAGACCGCCTCCGAATTGTCCACCAGCACTACGACCATCTGAACCAAGGGAAGCCACGCTCTGCTTGGCAGAGGACTGCAATCCTCTGGATGATGTACTTACTTGACCTTGTTTTAGTCCGATACCAAGAGAGATACCTCCCCCAAATTGTTGCCCAGCAGTCATACCTTTAAGAGACATCGATATCATTTGGCCTGCTGCTGCAAGCGTCATGCCAAGACTAGCACCCGTTACTGAACCTTGTGATGAATTGATACCAGTAGAGATACCACCACCAAAATTAGACCCAGCAGTGTGTCCTTCGCCAGCCAGTGTACTCATAGCACCAATAGCAGTAGATTTGATAAAATCACTAGCCGTCTGTACGAGTGGTGAGCTTTCAGAGATACCTTGTGCGTAGTTCCCGCTCACTTGAGACCCGCTGTATTTAGCTTCTGTTGGCAAATTGTTAAATGCTTGCTTAGATGCCTCTGTCATTTCAGAGGACGCTTGTGCTACATCCTCTTTACCGGCACGGATACCATCTGCAGCTTGCTTTGGAATTTCTCTAGCTTTTACATCAAAACCAGCTTCTGCTAGCGCATCTCTAAACTCGTTACCAATGGCCGTAACCATTGCTTGTACTTCTGGGGCAAGTTCCACGCCGGTAGCACGGATACCACGTAGGAAGCCTTCTTTTGCCTTATCTCCGGCCTCTGTCCACTTGCCATTCAATGCTCCTAATTGTTCGTCAGAGGCATTCACAAGGGCTTGTGTCTGTTCTGCCATCTTAGGCCCAGCTTGTCG